GTGATCTCACGTTCTGTGCCATCTTCTGAGATAGCAAGATCACATAACTGCCAGAACTTGTTAGTGTCAAATACAATGTCACTATCAATCCACAGTTGATAATCATATTGCAATTTACCATCCCAAGGAATCTGATCAGGTCCACGCAATACATTCGCACCAAGAACCTTACAACGTGCAAAGTTTACCATTGATGAATAATCTTGACTGATCTGAATAGCCATGCCATTCTGTACCATATCAAAACAAAGTTGTACGAAGTTCTTCAGAAAGATATATGATACTCCTCGTCCAGGTAGACAAAATACAATTGTCTTACCTTTCATTCGTTCTTTAATAGCAGCAATATCCCACTCCTCTTTCTTCTTTGATTGCTTCTGAGGCGTGTTTGCTTTAACTGTAAATCCTTTTGCCATAAGTCTTAGTAACTCAATTCAATTATAGTCTGTGTTATGTAGTCTGTCAATCTCAGAATCCCCTGTAGGGATGTCCTCACCTTATCAGTATGAATCACACCCAGGTGGTTCATTCGTGATATCCACACCTGATCCTCCCCAGTGTCTTGTACACTCCTCATAGGAAAGATCAGAGGGCGAAAAATCAGTATGCAATAATCCTACCATTGCATTGAGTTCAGTCCACTTCTCTTGGAATTCTTCTTCACTTAAATTGTTGTATATACACTCTTCCTTTGTGTATATGTGAAAGACTTTTGTGGGAATCATTTTACCTCCGGGATTTTTTTACCTGTGAGTATTTACGTAAGGGCATTATATACCAAGACAATAAAAAATCCAAGGGGTATTAACACCACCTTGGACATTGTTTTTGGATATCTAATAAACCACCCTGCTAATACAACCTTCCAGAAATTCCAATAGGGCGTCCGTTTCATATCCGGGAATTTTTTTATGAGAGTGAAATTGAGAGGTCGATTTGTCACCTCTGTAGGTTAGGGTAGTTAGGCGTTTTTATCACGCCCGCCGCGCCGCATCAATCAAGGGCACAAAAACACTGCCCTATCTGATACGAATACTATAACACATAAGGGGCAGAGTGTCAACAACTGCTGCCCCACTAAGTGTTACTCAGACCTCAACATTGAATCGCTGAGTGTTAGTCTCCTCATTGTAAGTAAGCATTAGAGACTTGAGCAACTTACCTGCCCGATCGAATGACTTAACAATGCTTGAGTTAGCATTATCGTAGAAGACAATCTGTCCGTGCAGACCCATAGCGGATGCCACAGGATTGTCGCGGGATTCCATACCCTCTGCTGCCTTATTGCGATCAAAAACTTTAACTTGTCCCTGATCAGAATAAGACTCCAGATACTCTTCCCAGACTGGCAGAATTTCTTCCAAAGTGAATGGAACTCGCTTGGTGGGTTGCTTAAGCTCAATGGCAGATTCCATGAGTTTCTTACCCTTACGGAACAGAAGACGATCTTCACGTTCAGGAAGAATCGTCAGACCAAAATACTTAACCTGCTGTTCCCAGACTGCAAAGAAGTCGAGTGCAATTTGCTGGTCTTGAGTGACAGTCATGAGCGTTGCAGTAGTGCTTACATTACTAGGACACTTTACAGGCTACAGTAGTGCTTACTCCCCCTCTGTAAGTTACTCTGAAATTATAACATCTGTGTGAGTGACTGTCAATAATGCCACGGAGAT